GCCAGAAACTCTGGATCAGTGCTACCGGCTCCGGTGCGTTCCACCTCGTGTTCGACATGACAAAGCAATAAGGAATCATCATGGAAGTTACCCTGATTGGCGCATCGACGCCCCGAAACATGCCGATGGACAGCAGTGGCAACATCACTACTTCGTCAGCCACCACCGGCAACAGCATTTACAAAGACTCGATCATTTGCGTGTTCCAGTTGATCTCGGCCGCTGCCGCTACCGCAGTAATCGAGGGCTCTTTGGACAACACCAACTGGGCACCGATCACCGGCACAACTTCCAGCAGCACGATTACTCTTGCGGGTGCGGGAACTGGTGCAATTGTTGAAAATACTGGCGGTAGTGCTTGGCGCTACGTGCGCTGCCGCACAACCGCTGCAACTGCTGCGACGAACTGCCTGATGGGTGTTTGACATGGCTGGGCCAGCAACCTATTACACCGCGCAGCGGATCATCCGCATGGCGTACAAGGATGCCGGCCTTATCCAGGACGGCGATGAGCCCAATGGTGAGCAGTATGCCGACGGCCTGATGCGGCTGAACGACCTTGCGAACCTGTGGCAAACCCAAGGTTTGAAGCTGTGGCTTAACCAAGACTTGCCTGTGCCTTTGGTCTCTGGCCAAGGCAACTACACGATTGGTCCTGGCGGCAGCGTTGACATGGCCAAGCCACTACGGGTCATCGAGGCGTATTACCTCGACAACACCGGCGTTCGGCGCCCACTAGTCGTGTTGTCATGGGACGACTATTTCCGTTTGTCTCAAGTCAACCAGATCGGCCAGATCAACTCGTACTTTGTCAACAAACAGCAACTGAGTCTGAATTTGTTCTTCTGGAACATCCCAGACGCAAACGCTGCTACCGGCACAGTGCACCTGCTGGTTCAAAATCAGATCACTCAGATGGTGAGCCTCACCGACACGACAGCGTTCCCGCTGGAGTGGTCTATGGGCTTGCGCTGGGGTCTTGCGGACGAGTTGGCAACTGGTCAACCCCAAGCCATCATGGATCGTTGTGAAAAACGGGCTACGGCCTATCGTCAGGCGCTTGAAGACTGGGATGTCGAAGACGCGCCAACATCGTTCACACCGGATCAGAGGGCGTTATATGCGACTTCGTCATTTCGCTGAAGAGGATGCTGTATGTCCGACGAAAAAACAACTGGTATTGGTCAAAAGCGTCTCAGCGACCAAGAACTCGAAGCCATCAAGAAGCAGCTTCTTGATTCCATCTATGCTGACATCGGCAAGAGCGTTGTTAAAAAAGTTCTATGGATTGGTGGGGCTATTCTTCTTGCACTGTATGCTTGGATGAACGCCCACGGGTTCGATCGAGGTCCACATGGCTGAACCACAACGCCTGCCGCTTGCTGTCAAACCTTCTAACCGCGACGAAACCACTTCTCGGGACGCGAAGATTGTCAATGGCTATGTAGAGAAGGTCGGCGAGCGTGATGTTGAGGTCTACAAGCGACCAGGGTATGCGCTGTACTCAAACAGCGGCGCAGCGGCTGCCGGCCTTGGCTCGTACAACTGGAACGATGATCTTTTCACGATCTTCGGGACCAAGCTGTACAAAAACAACGTAGCCGTCAGCGGCACGGTAGACGGCACTGCCCTTTATGCGTTCACATCGACGCTGGGTGGCAACCCCCAGTTGGTATTTCAGAACGGCGTAAAGATGTACACCTACGACGTGACTCACGGCATTGTCGAGGTTCAGTCTTTGGCACAGATCATCTTCACTGGTAACTTGACCAACACCTCACCCGTGGTCACAGCGGTGTCTCCGAACACGACTGGTCTGACCGTAGGCATGATTGTCAGCGGGACAGGCATTCCTGTCTCAACCAAGATCCTGACCATCGACGGCACTACTCAGATCACTTTGGATCAGAACGCTACGATTACCAACAACGAAGAGATCACAGCGGCTGCGTCTGTCGTGTTGACAGGCGACATATCCACCGGCTCTTCAGTAATCACAAACATCTCGCCCAATACCACGGGTCTTTTTGCAGGCATGTTTGTGACAGCAGCGGGCATCCCATCCCTGACCAAGATTCTTACGGTTGACAGCTCAACGCAGGTGACCATTGACGGCAACGCCACAGCGACTACGACTGGTCTGTCATTGACGTTTGAGACTGGCTTTCCGTTGAGACGTGTGCCTGGTCTTGCGTATCTTGACGGGTACATCAACGTGATGACCCCCGAGGCAACAATCTGGTCCTCGGACGCCAACGAGCCAGACTCGTGGGCACTTGACAGCAACATCGTGGCGCAAATCGAGGCCGACAAGGCTGTGTACTTGTCCAAGCAGCTTGTGTACCTGCTGGCTTTGAAGAAGTACAGCATTGAGATGTTTTATGACGCGGGCAATGCCGCAGGAAGCCCCTTGTCGTCTGTTCAAGGCGCTAAAGTGAGCGTGGGATGTCGTCATGCTAACACCGTGGCTCAAATGGAGGGAACAATGTTCTGGGTCTCTCAGGCCCGGGATGGCGGCACGGCCGTCTACCTGATGGACAACGTGAAGTCTCAGCAGATTTCCACCCCATCCATCGAGCGTCTTTTGCAGCAGGCCGACTACACGACCGTGTATTCGTGGTGCGCACGAGTCGCTGGCCATCGCTACTACTGCGTAACCTTGGCCGCCAGCAACTTGTCGCTGGTCTATGACTTGACCAGCCAGCAGTGGTATCAGTGGACTGACTCCAACGGGAACTATTTGCCCTATGTCAGCGCCAGCTACACCGGCGACAACCAGGCGATCTTTCAGCACGCCACCAACGGCAAAATGTACCAGTTGGAGATTGTCAACACGACCGACGAGGGTGCTGCAATCACGATGGATCTGTACACGCCCAACTATGATGGTGGCGCGCGGCTTCGCAAATTTGTTAAGTCAATGGACATCATTGCCGACCAGACCAACGGCAGCGTGTTGCAGGTTCGTGTGAGTGATGACGACTATCAAACGTGGAGCAATTTCCGCGATGTTGATCTGAGTAAGATCCGTCCCCGATTGACTGATTGCGGTACATTCCGTCGCCGGGCATATCATTTCCGCCACTCGTCAAACACGCCCTTGCGAATTCAGGCGGTTGAGTTGTGGATTGATCCTGGTACGTTATGACCACCCAGTTTCAGCCACCACCGACGTATGCAGACCCTGTCATTGTTGATGAGGCAACACGCAAAGGTCAGTTCAACCCTCTCTGGCTGAAGTGGTTTCTTGACCTTGCGCAGTTTATCAACGCCAACGGTGGCGGCAGCGCGATTCAGCACAACTCGCTGGGTGGGTTGCAAGGTGGTACGGCAAATCAGTATTACCACTTGAACCAGACCACCTATGCGATCCTGAACAACATTGGCACGCCGACTGCTGGCAGCATTGCCTACGGTACAGGCTCGACTGTTGCGTTCTCACCTGTAGGATCGTCAGGTCAAGTGCTGACGTCTGGCGGCACAGGATCTCCCACATGGTCGACACCTGCAAGTGGAACAATAACTGCTGTAACTGCCACAGCCCCGGTTGCGTCATCGGGCGGCACGGCGCCCAACATCTCCATGCCCGCAGCTACCACATCGGTCAGCGGCTATTTGACCTCGACTGACTGGAACACGTTCAACGGTAAAGGTTCTGGCACAGTCACCTCGGTGGCCGCGCTCACATTGGGTACAACCGGCACAGACCTCAGTTCGAGTGTCGCGAATGGCACGACAACACCAGTCATCACGTTGAACGTGCCTACAGCCTCAGCGACCAATCGCGGCGCGTTAAGCGCAGCCGACTGGACCACGTTTAACGGTAAGCAGCCTGCTGGCACATACGTCACATCAGTGACAGGAACGGCTCCAGTCGTTTCATCCGGCGGCACAACACCGGCCATTTCTATGGCGGCGGCCAGTGCATCGGTCAACGGTTATCTGACTTCAACTGACTGGAACACGTTCAACGGCAAACAACCAGCAGGCACATATGTGACCTCTGTCACTGGGACTTCTGGACGCATTACGTCTTCAGGAGGCACAACTCCAGCTATTGATCTTGCAAGTGGTGTTGCCACGCCTGGAACAACTGGCTCATCAACGCTAGTGCCAGTCATAACAATTGACACCTACGGACGTGTTACCAGTATCACGACTGCGGCTAACCCTCAAGGAACGGTCACATCAGTTACTGGTACAGCGCCCGTTGTTTCCTCCGGTGGTGCAACTCCCGCAATCAGCATGGCGGCTGCCAGTGCCAGCGCAAACGGATACCTCACCTCGACTGACTGGTCTACATTTAATAGTAAACAGCCTGCTGGCACTTACGTTACATCAGTTGCTGTTGCATCAAGCAATGGGTTTGCAGGCACATCAAGTGGTGGCGCTACCCCCTCGCTGACGTTGACCACTAGCATTACGGGTGTGTTGTATGGTAACGGTACGGCTCTCGCTGCTGCCACGATCAGTGCGCCTCTGGCTTATTCTGCCGGAACATTAAGCATTACCCAAGCCACCACGTCAACTAACGGCTATCTGACATCGACTGACTGGAACACGTTTAACAATAAAGGATCTGGAACGGTCACCTCGGTGACTGGTACAGCACCGGTAGTGTCTTCGGGTGGCACGACACCTGCCATCAGCATGGCTGCCGCAACCACCTCAGTCAGCGGATACCTTACTTCGACCGACTGGAACACGTTCAACAACAAACAGCCTGCCGGGTCCTACCTAACGGCCGTTACCGCTGATGCCCCGTTGTCTGGCTCGGGCACAACAGGTAGCCACCTGGTCATTTCACAGGCCACAACCAGCACCAACGGTTACCTGAGCAGCACGGACTGGAACACATTCAACAACAAACAGCCTGCCGGCACGTATGTCACAGGTGTGTCTGTGGTGTCGGCCAACGGCTTGGCTGGTACGTCAAGTGGTGGTGCAACGCCTGCACTGACACTCTCGACCACGATTACCGGCCTGCTCAAAGGCAACGGCACGGCCATCAGCGCGGCTGTGGCCAACACAGATTATGTGCCGCTGTCCACGGTTTTGACCAAGACGGCCGACTACACGATCACGAACACTGATGCTTGGATCATCAACAACAAGACCGGCTCGGCCTTGAC